ACCAGTCATTGATGGTGTTTAACAAGGTGGGGGTATCGACGGATACAAGGCTGGTACGCAGACTGTGCCATTCTGCCAGTCTCTCTTCAAATGTAATGGGCCACATCAAGAGAGATTAGATATTGATTGGGTTAAAGCACCGTCACTGCCGGTTGAGGTTGATGTATAGTTGATAGTGACATCATCGCCAGATTGAGATACACTCAAAACAATACCAACATCATCAGTTTCGGTGTAGTCATCAAAGTATGAAACCGGGACACTGTTATTTTGTGGGCCAGTGGCCACTGTTAATACCCCATGTCGCACCATGTCGGCACGTTGGATAGTGTATTTCATTGCAAATGCATTGATGTATGCGGCGTTAACGGTTGTTATAAGTTGTTCAGAACTTTGATCGTCAGACAAGCTAAATGTTTTACCGGCATTGCGTGTGTATCGACCAAGTTGTATTTGCACTCCGCCCGAACTTGATGTGCCAGAAGTTACATTTATTCTTGGAAAAACATCTGCGTTGGCATCGTTGCGTTGGAAAACATCGCTGACTGATGCATTGCTGTCATTGCTAAAAGTCAAGCACGGTGAAGTTGGTGCCCCAGCGCCTATACTATTGCCAACATTAAAGAAAACATTGTAGGCCGAAATATTTAAATTGGTATCAGAAAATACAACGCCTTCGGCATAGATGTTGTCAAACACATTGTGCAACACACGAAAGCCAGTGGGCGAATCTGTTAAACTAATACCTTGATATAACAAATTAAATTGACTGTTACTGACTGTGATACCAGCAATCTCTACATTGGTATTCACAGCATAGGTCATATTATAGAACCCGCACTTGTCAAATGTAATATCACTAACAATCAAACTACCAATGCTGTTGAAGTCAATGCAGGAAATTTCGGGCAATGGGTCAGGGCCGGCATTTAACAATTCAGCCTCGGTTACCGGACCGGTAAAGTTTACACTGTCAAACCAGCATTGATTGGCTTGATCAACCAGGAATACATTATTGGCCACTGCACTGGTAAAACTCATGCTACTGATTTCAATATTACGAGGTGGGGTAGCACCGTTATTGCCAATGTTGACGCCAGTTTGTTGTAAGCTATCGCCATATCGGGCCACGTAGTCAGGTACTGAACTATCGTCAGGAGACAAGTAGATGGTACTGCAATTGGCACCCTCGCCAACTAATTTTGCATAAGTGGGTATTACAATGGTATTTGTGACACGATAGGTGCCTGCCGGAAAATACAATGATCTACGAATTTGCGTGTTTATTTCTCTACAGTAGAGTTGGTACAGTGCTCGGTTAATGGCAGCGGTATCGTCAGTAACACCGTCGCCAACTGCACCAAAATCACGCACATCTGCAAAATCATCAAGTTTGGCCTGTACTGTTCGCACCACAGGTTGCGAACTTGATGGACCAGTTTGTGCCGCATAGCCTACAGCCACATCTTGATATGTGTAACTGCTGAGAACTGTGATATCGCTAAATTGTGTGAGAATTTCAGTGTTGCCAATAACCGGTGCACCTTCTTCTAAGGTACCATTACCAATGAACAGTCTACGACTGTCAATACACCATCCAAATTCAGCGCCAGCAAGCTGGGGAAGGTCCTCGGTAAGACCTTTTCTATTGGTTATTCTTGAAATCTGTACTATGGCCACTTGAGAATCCTTGTTTGATAGTATTTAGCTTGACAAGTAGTAGAGTTCAACACGTTTGTTCCACTCGGCTTTCCAGTGCTCAAACTCAGCTTTTTCAACAACAAATTCTAGATATTGTGGGGTTGAATAGGTTCCGTCTTCTAACAATGAAGGCTGTGCAGCCATTAAAATAACACCTTGGTCAATACTGGTTCCGTGCATGCTGTCATGCGCCTGTGCATAGGCTGCTAGTTGCAGGAAATAATCTTCAATCCATTCACGCTTTTTGGGCTTGTTGGTTTGTTTAAAATCCATGATGGCTGGACGGCCTTTCCATATGCCCACACAGTCAGTGGTGCCAGCATATAGTCCACTATAATACACAGGCACTTCAACCCCCCAAAATTCGTCTACATGACAAAGGCCATTGAGAATCACTTCAGCGGCCATGAACCAACTGGGCTGAGCATAAGGGTTAGCAGGCAAAGGTTTTAACTCGTCAGTCAAGGCATAATCTTCAAGATACTTGTGCATCCGTGTACCGCGATTGGCAGCTTCGGTGGTGATCTGTTGTGCTTGCGCTTCGCCTACCCGTTTTTTCCAATTGGCCAGGGCTTGTCGTTGTTCAGCTGGTTTGGTACGATCTAAGATTGTAGTAACGCTGGGAACTTTGCTGTTATCAGGTAAACAATAGTGTCGTTTTCCATCAATTGTGGTTCGATCAATGGGTGCATAATTGTAACGTTGAGTTATCATTAAATTCTAAAGCTTTCTCCGCAACCACATCGGTCACGTTCATTGGGATTACGAAATTCAAATCCTTCGTTGAGTCCATTGCGAACCCAGTCCATTTCTAGTCCTTGGATATAGGCCAAACTCTTTGGATCAATATAAACATTGACCCCGTGGGACTCAAATACCTGATCGTGTTCAGTCATGCTGTCAATGTATTCTAACATATAAGCAAGGCCCGAGCAACCAGTAGTGCGAACTCCTACTCGAATGCCCAGGCCTCGACCACGTTTTTGAAGATATGATTTTATTTTTTTGGCTGCCGGCTCAGTTAACGAGATCATATTTTTCTCGATAATCTTTTACAGCCGCTTTAATAGCGTCTTCTGCAAGAATCGAACAGTGTATTTTGACCGGAGGTAGCGCGAGCTCTTCTGCAATCTCACTATTCTTAATGCTTCCTGCTTGGTCAAGCGTTTTACCTTTGACCCATTCGGTGACAAGAGAACTGCTTGCAATGGCCGACCCGCACCCATAAGTTTTAAACTTTGCATCGGTGATAATACCATCTTTCACCTTTATTTGTAATTTCATTACATCGCCACACGCAGGAGCACCTACCATACCTGTGCCTATGTCTTGTTCATCCTTGGAAAAGGAACCCACGTTACGTGGGTTTTCGTAGTGATCTACTACTTTTTCTGAATATGCCATTGCTTACTTCCTTGATTGTTATTGTGTACAAGTTCTTGTTCGTGTGATCGTACCGTCGGCATTTTGTGTTTCTGTCCAGGGGCTACAATTTTGTTGCACAGTCACGGGTGCACCTTGAACTATCACTGGCTGTTGCTGTACTACCACCGGAGGCTGGTTTCGTGCAATCTCATAACCAATCACACCACCAACAATAGTTGGTGCTACCCAAATCCATGGGCTGGGTCCACCATGATGTCTCCAGTAACCATAATGGTGATGGCCGTGATACTGAGCCAGCACTGGAGACGAAAGTACCATCAATGACAATAAAATAGCAATTTTTTTCATAGCAACTCCTTGGGATAATAGTAATTTAACGTTTTATCCCTAGTGTAAGTTTACAACATGCTAAGGGAAAAGTCAACTACTTTTGAATATTTAGCGATCAAACACAGCATTTTTACGCACTGCTATTATTTTTCGAACATCACTATCCACCGGACAGAATTTGCATTGAGGTATAACTGAATCAATGTTTTTTAAAAAGTCTACTCCATTGGTGCCAAATTGATCAACACTTAGTGGACGGTAGGCTCGTAACAGTTGCTTATCTGCAGGACCTAGATCTAGGTTGTGCTGATCATCAAATTCAGGAAACAATGCAACAGGGCCACATTTGTAGAGCTGTCCTTTGATGAAATGATAATTTTTATGAGTGGCAAATCCACAATTTTCATGTGCTTGAACAGGATCATTTTGGCGCAAAGCAAATTTACCACGTTGATTTATATGCAGTGCTATTTCACCAAATTGGTCTTGAAACCAGACTGGAATTTTAACTCCGCAAGCATCGTGGTATACAATATCGGCGTTGAATGTATTTTCTGGATCAAACTTGTCGAGTTTGTCAATTGGTCCAGTTAAAAATTGTGTTATCTCGAGATCAAGTTCATGCAAAGTGCTTATATCGTGCCAGCTGATACCTAACCAAATTGGTAACTCATCCTCAACCAACGCATCGTACGATCCCTTGACATAGTTGATGCGTGTGCCATTGCTTAATATTTGTACTGGTTGATTCCATAACTTGTGTATGCCTCGAGCCCAGTCCATGATTGTGGGGTTTAGTAGAGGTTCTCCCCCAAGTATTACTATTTTATCAAAGTCTACGTGCCTGGCCCATTGGCTATAAATTTCTTCGTAGTCTGACCATTTTTGAAATCCACGGAAGTTGTGGTTATTGAAACGATTACAGCGTTCGCAGTTTAAATTGCAAACGTTTGTAATGTAAAATTCTATTTTTTTTATCAACACCCGATCTTGGGTCATACCTTGGCAGCACGTTTGGCCATTTTGTCTACAGTAGCTCTGGCCTGATCCACAGACATGTCCGAGTCGTCTACTTCAGGCTCGGCTCCTCGAAATGAAACTTCATTGGGTTCCACGTTAGAAATTAAATTACTCAAAGGCGGTTTTTGACTCATAGCAATCAACTGCTGATGTGTGACACTGATTCCCATGTCTCGAGCTATTTTTATAAAAGCATCAGCTGATATTGTTTTGTTAGTGTCAGCATCTTCAGCACGGCCCAACAAAAACTGTGCCAAGGCAGCCAGTTGCATTTCGTTTGATGGGCTGGCCACTTCGGCAATTCTCATTATCTACGCTCGCGTCCTAGTGCTTTGACATCATCAGCACTGACATCAAGATCAGCACTGACATCAAGATCGGCAGCATCGCCATCGTCAGCACTCAAGGCGTCAGCATCAACGTCCATGTCCATACCTGCATCGGCACCGAGTTGACCATCTAACTCTGCCCCGGTATCGCCGGGTACTACAGGAGCCTGTCCGGTGATTACACCTTGTGCAGTTTCCAACTGTGTTTTACCAGCTTGCACTGCTGCCAACAATGTTGTCAATGCGGCTGTGGCATCTGCTTGGTACTTGGTGGCTTGATCAGCACCCATGTCATTTTTAATGCTGTCAACAAGAGCTGGTAGATCCTTGAACTGCATTTCGCTGATGTCTTCCATCATTTTTTGTAGGCGATCCAACATGTCTTGGCTGGCCAATACAACCTGTGCGGTTTGTATTTCGCTTTCCTTGACCATGCGCTTTGCCCCAGTTTTAGCACTTTCCTTTTTCATCAAGGCCATGGCTGTCATGGTCTTTTGCTCTTCGGGATTCAATGTCATTCCCTTGGCAGCCTTGTCCATGATTTGCTTGGTCTTGGGATCGTTAACATCAACTGCCATAGTCACTTCGCCAGTCTCACGAAGGCGGCTAACCAAAGCCTGCTCCATCATTACCAGCTTTAAGTAGTTTGGATCTTGCTCACTGGTGTAGAAAGTAGGCGCAGATCGTTGTTCGTTGACCAGTGACCGTACACGGCGTAACATGTGCCGTGTTTGTGCACCATTCAAGTTTTCAAAATCTAAGCGTTTACCTAGATGCGACTCGAATATTCGAGCGATAGTTGCTG